CGTGGCAAGCGTTGCGAATAAGCTATGAGCATGTCAAGTTCGACACAGGAACGGTATCTGTTCGACATGGTGAACCCATCTTTGGTGGATGATCCATCTCCCAATGAAACGTATTCTTCTGGCGCTACTCCAGAAACTATGGCCACGTCGGAAGCGGCACGGCTTTCTATGTGCGGTCGTGCTGGCACGAAGCGGAGGTCGGTATACGAACTCATCAGAGATGACGGCCCGCTAGATGACAAGGCAATTCAGGCTCGTTTGATGATGGCTGGGTCGACAGAACGGCCACGTCGGAGAGAATTGCAGCAAGCCGGTCTGATTGAAGCCGCGCCGGGTAACGGTCGAACGGTGCGGTGGCGAGTTACCTCGACTAGACCGCGTAGACTTGGCAAGACTCCTGAAGAGTCATGGGGTCTGCCGAGTGACGGTGCCAGCGGGTCACAATCTCTGTTTGTAAAGAAAGAAGGCTGACCGCATGAGTGAAGACCTGACACATATCAAAGACTTGGTCCCTGACCCAAAGAACAGACGCAAGCACACGCCACGCAACGTCGGCATGATCGTTGATGCGCTTCATAAGGTCGGCGCGGCTCGCTCGATTGTCATCGATGAGAACAACGAAGTGATGGCGGGAAACGCTACCGTAGAAGCGGCTGGTGAGGCTGGCATCACAAAGCTAAAGATTGTCGATGCGGCTGGCGATGAGCTTGTCGCGGTTCGTCGGATTGGTCTGACGACTGATCAAAAGCGCGATCTTGCCAACTACGACAACAGAACTGGTGAACTGGCCGAGTGGAATGTTGATCAGCTTCTGAAAGACGTAGAGAATGGAATCGATCTTTCTTCGTTTTTTTCCGAGAAGGAACTTGGCTATGTTCTTGATAATGCTGAGAATGTATCGAAGGTCATTGCTGATGGTGTTTCTGAGGGGTTGGAGTATCGCATCATCGTGGAGTGTCTAAATGAAAGTCATCAGGTGGAATTGCTTGAACGCTTCAAAAAAGAGAGCATCAAATGCCAAGCGTTGATCTCGTAGTCAAGACACCGTTGGCTCGGTCGACTCGCGTGCAACAGCTGGAAGCCATGTTCGATGTACCTGCAGAAAACGTTAGCCAGCTCGAATGGCATGGAGAGGTTCCGCTCGATGCCAAGCCGTGGAATGTAGGTCTCATAGTCGGTCCATCGGGTTGTGGTAAGTCGGTCATCATGAGCGACTTGTTCTCGGCGGGACGAGTTCATCAATGGGGCAAAGACAGCTCGGTCATTGATGGTTTTGATGCTTCTATGTCGATTAACGATGTAACCAAAATATGTCAAGCGGTTGGTTTCAATACTATTCCGTCGTGGTTGCGTCCGTATCGCGTGTTGTCGGTAGGAGAACAGTTCAGAGTGAATCTTGCGCGATCACTTTCTGAAGATGGTGATCCTATTATTGTTGACGAGTTCACGAGCGTGGTCGACAGACAAGTGGCCAAGATTGGGTCACACGCTGTACAGAAGTACGTAAGGCGTAACAATCGTCAATTCGTAGGTGCGTCGTGTCACTATGATGTGGTTGATTGGTTGCAACCAGACTGGACGCTTGAACCGGCCACGATGACTTTTACATGGAGGCGTCTTCAACACAGGCCAAAAATGGACGGTCGCATCAGCCAAGTCAACTATGGCTATTGGAAACAGTTTTCCAGATTTCACTATTTGACAAAGTCTCTCCACCGCGCTGCGCGGTGTTTCGTTTTATTTGTTGATGGTGTACCGGCGACATTTGCTGGCGTATTGCATCGACCACACCCACGAGTCAGAGACATCATGGGATTATCGAGAATAGTCACGCTGCCAGATTATCAAGGTATGGGATTGGCTATGATCCTGGCGGATGCTCTTGGTTCGCTTTACAAGGCGGTTGGCAAACGATTCCATATGTACCCGGCTCATCCGTCGTTCATTCGGTCGTATTCGCATTCTGATCAATGGGTGTTAATTAGGAAGCCGGGACAATTCATCCCATTCGGTGAGCGTTCGACCTTGCGTTCACAAGGGAAACCGCCGGTCGGTCGACCGTGTGCGGTTTTCTGTTACACAGGGAAGGCAATGGACGAAACGCTGGCGAAAGATATATTAAGCACAAAGGTCTAAGGCGTTTGAATGGACACTATAAAAAAGGCCAAAGGAAAACCGGGACGACCCAAAGGCTACAAGCCAGAGGGTGTCGGTGAGTGGATACCGGCGTTTCTGGCTGCGTTGCAGCAACTTCCTAACGTGCGCACGGCTTGCATGAAGGCTAAGGTGTCTCGGTCTGAAGCGTACCGACTACGTGCTGAGGATTCAACGTTCTCGTTAGCGTGGCAGGAGGCATTACAGGACGGCATTGATCTCATCGAGGCCACGTTGATGGCGCGTGCGATGAAGCGCGACACGGTTGCCGGTATCTTTTTGCTGAAAAACCTACGCCCTGATGTCTACGGTGAGAACGTCAACGTTAACGTCAGTGGGTCGCTGTCTATTGAAGAAGTCCGTCAAGCCAGAGCAAGTCTAAATGCCAAGCTCACGCAGATCGTCGAAGTCGTCGCCCCAGGCGACAGGCGACTCCTTACTACCGAATGAGTCGCTTGCCGTTCAAACGGCAGCGCATGGTGCGGGGAAGCGTCGACTTCAAAAGCTAACGCCAGCCGAAGCCGCACTACTGCGCTATGAGTGGCGCTTCTGGGCCAGACCGAGCCAGATCGCGCCTCCTGGGGACTGGGGCGTGTGGCTATTGATGACTGGTCGTGGGTTTGGTAAGACTCGTGCCGGTGCACAGTGGGTCATCGAGCAAGCTCGCATACCTGGACAGCGTATCGCTATCATCGGTCGCATCCCTGCCGACTGTCGAGACGTGATGGTAGGTGGCGAGTCAGGCATTCTGGCGACCTCTCCACCGGACTTCATGCCGGAGTACATACCAAGTCAGAGATCGTTGAAATGGCCGAACGGTAGCAGCGCACGGCTATTCTCTAGTGAGAAGCCTGAAGACCTACGTGGACCGAATTTTCATTGTGCATGGATTGATGAGCTAGCAAAATACAATCACGCGCAGGAAACCTGGGACACGTTGGTCATGGCTGTTCGCTTGCCAGACAACCCTCGCATTGTAGTGACGACCACGCCGCGTCCCATTTCCATCATCAAGCAACTGGTTGACGATCCGCACTGTCACGTCACGCACGGATCAATTCACGACAACCGCAGCAACCTGTCTAGCAAGTTCTTTGAGCGTCTCATCAAACGTTACGAGGGCACGTATCTCGGTCAACAGGAGCTTGAAGGGTTGCTGATTAGCGACCGTCCCGGTGCGCTGTGGTCGCGGTCGGTGCTTAATAAGCATCGAGTAGATGTCGCACCAGAAGAACTGGTGCGCGTCGTCGTGGCTATTGACCCACCGGCCACATCGTCAGAGGACAGTTCTGAGGCTGGCATCGTCGTTGTTGGGTCGACGGCTGATGGATGCGCGTATGTCATAGCAGATGGGAGCTTGCATGGCACGCCAGATGAATGGGGTCGCCAAGCAGTAAGACTCTACGATCAGTTCAAGGCCGATCAGATTGTCGGTGAGGTCAACAACGGTGGAGACATGGTTGGGTTCACAGTAAAGGAATGCGCCAAGGCATTGCACAGAGAGGGAGAACGGGAGATCAATGTCGTTCCGTATGTGCCAGTGCGAGCCAGTCGTGGCAAGCTCACTCGTGCTGAGCCTATCGCGGCGCTTTATTCACAAGGTCGAGTGAAGCACGTTGGTCTATATCCAGATATGGAGGATCAGTTGACATCGTGGGTTCCAGGCGACCAGTCACCTGACAGACTTGATGCGCTTGTTTGGGGACTGACAGCGCTTGTCCTATACGGGTCGAACGATATCGATGCTTGGGGCGGTGAAGGAAAGGACAGCTACTCAAGCCAGCACGTCAACGAAGTCGCCAAGCACGACGGAGCATGGTTTCCTCCAAGTCAGTCAAGATGGTGAGAAACAAGACAAGTCTTCGGAACATTTCCGTGAGCCGACCTATGACGAACTACACAGACGACTCGTCAAGCCCAGAAAGTCGTCATCACAAAAAGACCGCATTGGAGCATATGAGTACGAGGGACGGAGCCAAGGCAGAGTTTGACGGGAAGCCGGTGTGGGTGAATCCATTTACGAGCAACCAAGGACGACGCTGGACGCGGGACTGGATGTTGTCGCACGCAGTGCATTGCCGACGCGGATGTGCACGCTGTCGTGACGTGCGGCGCGGTATGCGTCGTCAGACCGATAAGAACGCGCTGTAGACGACGATCATGTTGAATCTAACGCTTCTCATCAACTGCTCGGCTGCGGTCGCGCTGGCGGCGTCTGTGGTCGTTGTCAGAGACTCAGCACTGGCGGCAATTGCGCTGGCTTATGCGTCTGGATTGCTCACGTCATGGGCAAGTCGGTATCAGTTGGGTGTCGCTGCTGAAACACAGTCATCGACGAGTGGACAGTCTGCACCGCACGTGCCATAGTCTGAACTATGCAGACCTCTCCTTCGATTGCGTCTCGCCTGTCAATTGCAGCCAAGGCGTTCGCCGGCATCTTCAATGAAGACTCTGCGCGACAAGCGCATGGGATGCTGGGCGGCATATTCTCTGGGGCATCAGGCGACCCGCCGTATAGGGGCACTGCGAACATACTTGCAGCTTACTCAACGATGCCGTGGTTGCGGGCGGTTGCGCAGCGTGTCGCCACGTCTGTGGCTGCGTCAACGACACAGTGGAAACTCTACGCTCCTGCGTCTGGCAAGCGCCGTGACGTGCGAACGGTGCAGCGTTCAGCAGACTCAAAAGCTCGGCGGTCGTTGCTCCACAAGTCGAGTGAGATTGTCGAGGTCGAAGACCATATTCTTCTCGACGCACTGAACAGCGCGAACAGCTACATGGTGGGTCAGTCGCTATTCAAACTGACACAGCTTCATCTCGACCTCGTCGGTGAGTCTTTTTGGATCAAGGAACGCAATGCGTTCGGTGCACCTATCGAATTCTGGCCCGTGCCGCCCGACTGGGTGCAAGCAACGCCAACACCATCTGAGCCGTCATACCAAGTGAGCTGCGGCGGCTGGCAAGGCAAGATACCGGAGTCTGAAGTCTTATGGATGGCTGACCTTGACCCATCCAACCCGTATGGACGCGGTAGTGGTATGGCGCGAGCGTTGTCTGATGAGTTGGAGACGGACGAGTATGCCGCGAAGCATACGCGACAACTGTTCTTCAATCGTGCACGGCCTGACATGATCATCTGGCCGAAGCAGCAAGGTGCCCATGACATCGGGTTGCAGCAAGACCAAGTGAGGCGACTGGAAGAGCGATGGCTTGATGGTCATCAGGGATTCTGGAAAGCGTTCAAACCGTTCTTCGTCGGGCGAGAGATTGCGGTGCACGAGGTCAACCAGTCACTGCAAGAACTGCAACTTGTCGAGCTACGGAAGCACGAACGAGACACCATCGTGCAGGTATTTGGTATTCCTCCAGAGCTTCTCGGTATCTTGAACAATAGCAACCGCGCCACGATTGAATCTGCTGACTATCTGTTCAGCCGTTGGGTCATCACGCCACGACTTGAGTTCTTGAGGTCGCAGCTACAGGAACGTCTCATCCCTGAATACGATGACCGTCTGGTCTTGGACTTCGTATCGCCGGTCGAGGAAGACCGAGCGCATATGCTTGAAGCAGCGAAGGCGGCACCGTGGGCGATGAAAGTCGACGAATGGCGCACGCTGCAAGGACAAGAAACGCTAGCAGATGAAGCGGGTCAGGTTCATATGATGCCGATGGACTTGACGCCTGTTCGAACACCAAGCACGCCACCAGCGCCCGTGCCCGGGACCGTCGCTGGCGAGACGCCACCTCAAGGTGATGTCATTGTTGATAGCTGGGACGATCATCTTGCCGTGCTGAAAGAAGCGGGAGAGGACGACATTGTAGCGACCGTCCATAAGGAGCTTGCCGACGAGTTATCTGACCTCCCACTTGTCTGGCAAGAACTTGCGAAACATGAACCGACTGTTCAGCGTTTGACGCGCCGACACCTGCTGGAACTCAGCGACCGCGTTGATGCCGATCAGCTTGCGAACGTCACAAACGGCGTGCAAGTGGAACGGTTAATACACCTGGATGAATGGCTAGAAGAGATGGACGCGCTGATGCAGCCGCACTGGAAACGTGCGTGGTGGATTGGCGCTGAACATGCGGCAAATGAGCTTGGATTCGATATCGAGCGTTCGGCTACCGGCCACACGAAGCAAGACGAGACACCTACTTCTCAGATAGTGCCGACCTCTGAAGCCTCGGCAGCATTCCAGTTCAACGTGCTGGACTCTGAGGCTGTGAACTGGGCGGGGATTCATGGTTCTCAGTATATTCAACAGATAGGCGAGGCAACCAAAGAGGCCATACGCCTTTCTGTCGCTGAAGCTATGAAGCTTGGACTCAGCACGGAAGCCGAAGTCCGCGAACTGTTGAAGCTACAGATCGGTCTTACGAAACAGCAGCAAACCTCGGTTTTGAATTATCGTCAACGGTTGGTAGAGAACTTCCCACACTTGTCTGCCAAGCAGCGTCTCGGTCGGCTGACTCGTTTCAGGAACGCCAAGGTGCGTCTCAGGGCCATGACTATCGCTCGCACAGAGATGGCGTTTGCGAGTTCTGGCGGTCAGGAAGAAGTCTGGCGAGAGGGCGGCAAGCAGCAAGTCATCAACCTGTCGACGATGAGCAGGAAATGGATTGCCACGCCTTATGGACGCACGTGCAACATATGCAAAGCGTTGGCAAAGATGGCTCCGATCCCATTTTCCAAGTCGTTTGCGTATGGCAAGTTCATCGGTCAGAACGCACCAGCCCATCCAAACTGTCGGTGTGACGTTGCTCTAGTCCGCACAAAGAAGTCGTAAGTCTGACCTACGCATAGAGGGGGAACATTATGGGATGGATCACGCTAGGCATGAAGCTGCTTCCGTACATCGTGGAGGCTGTCGGGTGGGTTGAAAAGTTCATCACGGCCAAGGGGCAACGAAAGCAAGACGCAGCGGTCTACATGGTAAAGGCCACGCTGGGCCTCGTAGAGTCTGGCGTCGGTCGTGACCTGCTTGACGATGACGATGTCGAGAAAGCCACGCGAGAAGTCATTGACGCCGTGGTCGCCTTGCAGAACATCGTGGCAAAGAAGCAAGCGCAGTGAGCAACCCTGTCCGTCCGTTCACAATCAGCCCGCACAACGCAGTCAGCACCATCGTAGATGGTCGCGTCGTTGTCACTCCGCAACGTCGCAAGGTCGCCATTACAGGCGCTGGAAAGTCCATACGACAAATACCGTGGACTGATGAGTCGTGGGAAATCTGGGGCATCAACAACTTCTGGAACGCAATGCGAGACGATGACGGTCGGCTGCGTGCGGACCGTTGGTTTGAATTGCACCCACCAACCACAGACATACAAGACCCTCACGATATGAACTGGCTGCGGGAGTGCCCAGTGCCTATCTATACGACAGAACCGTTCACCGATAATCCGAACGCTGTGGTGTTCCCTGTCGACGATCTCGCAGCGCAGTTTCGTGACTACTTTTCGTGCACGTTTGCGTATCAGATCGCATTCGCCATTGCCGAAGGGTTCACCGAGATTGCGGTGCATGGGCTTGAGTTGGCATACGGCACGCAACGCGAAGCGACCGTCGAGAGGGCGTGCGTTGACTGGTGGCTGGGCTTCGCTGAAGGTCGCGGTGTAAAGGTTACGATCCCCGATGGCGACCACGTCGTGAGACACTGGTCGCGCTATGGGTTTGACTACTGGCGTGAGGCCAAAATGGTTGAGCAATATGTCGGCTCATTGATCGGCAGAAAGGTCGCTGAATAGTCAGTGGACATTCTGGACTTAACGTGTCATGGTGGCTGTGGGTCGGTGTGGTGGTGAATGCCGGGACAGCGTGGCCGCCTCCTGTTACGTTGTCCCGGCTTCCCAATAGATAACGCTATGACTGAACCAGACTTCGTGAAGACGCTATCCAACCTTGACGCTTGGAGACAGCAAGCGGCAGAAGGCACCGCCCCGCAAGACGCCGTACTGCGGAAGCAGTTCATCAGCGACGTTGAAGTGCAAGATGATCGGTCGGTGAAGTTCATCATCACGACCGGTGACGCTGACCGTGAGAATGATGTAATCAATCCAGACGGGTGGGAGGTAGCCAGCTATCTCCAAAATCCTGTTGTCTTATTTGCGCACGACTACGACTCATTGCCAGTGGCTCGCACGACCAGCCTTGAGCAACAGGGAGACAAACTTATCGCCGTGGCTGAATTCGCCACTGCTGAGCTTAATCCCATGGCTGAGCGTGTCTTCCAGATGCTGAAGCAAGGGTTTCTGCGTGGCGCATCAGTTGGCTTCAGACCGGTATCGTTCGCGTTCAATGACGCACGCGGTGGCGTGGACTTTGCGAAGCAAGAACTTCTTGAGTTTTCAATCGTGCCGATCCCGGCAAACGCGCAGGCGTTGATGGCGGCAGGACTTAGCGATGAGGACTCGGAGTTGCTAACAGACTGGGCGAAGGACGTGCTGGCACGGCTCGCTCCTGACTCGCTCCGCGAGGTGGAAACTGACGTTAGCAAAAACGTCGCCCCTTGCGACGTTCCCGAAGAGGCTACGCCTGTGGACGTAATAGCCGAAGACGGGTTTCAGCAGACCATTCTAGATACGCTCAGGCGTATCGAGACGGGATTGTCTGAACGTGTAACGTTGCTCGAAGGTGACGCGGTGGTGCTAGAACTCGATGACGAGACTGATCGTCACGATGAGAAGTCAGTCGACGACGAGCAGTTGATTGATGTGGACGCAACCGAACTGGCAAAGGCAATGCGAGAGGCAATGCAAGAGGCAGTCGGTAATGTCGTAGGCGCGGAAATGCGGTCTGCGATCAACGCAATGCGTGGTCGTCTCGACTACTAGGAGAACAGCACAATGAGTAAAGGGATGACGAGAGAAGAACTCGCCGACTTCGTCCGAGAGACTTCTGTCCCGCTGATCAAAAATCAGCTTGGCAGTGAATTGGCTCAGGTCGTTCGTGAGAACGTAGAGAAGATGGCGTCGGACCCGAACGGTCCGTGGGCTAACAAGTTTTCTGATCGTTTGGTTGAGCAGAAAGCGTCAGCGCCGAAGCGCGAAAAGGGCGCGGCGTTCGGTCGCGTTGTTCGTGCGATGGCCGCAGCCAAGATGAACAAGATGGGGTCGGAAGGCACCGTCGAAATTCTGCGCGGTTGGGGCGATGATGACATTGCCGACAAGATGGCTGACGCTAGGTCGAAGGCGCTTGCGGCTGGTGATGCCACCGCTGGCGGTTTCCTTGTGCCTACGCAGTTCAGTAACGAGGTCATTGAACTCCTTCGCGCTCAGTCTGTCGTAAGGCGTCTGGGTGCGAGAGTCGTGCAGATGCCAACCGGCACGATGAAGTTCCCGAAGATTGCGACTGGCGCATCTGCGGCGTATATTGGCGAGAATGTCAACATTGGCAAGTCGGAAGAAACGTTCGGTCAGTTGACTCTGACGTTCAAGAAGCTGGCAGTCCTTACGCCTATCAGCAACGACTTGCTTCGCTATAGCAGCCCGTCTGCTGACGCTATCGTGCGAGACGACCTCGTCTCGTCGATGGCTACGAAGGAAGACTCCACGTTCATTCGCGGGGCTGGCACGGACGCGACCCCGAAGGGTCTTCTCAACTGGTGCGTTGCTGACCAGAAGATCGCATCGAACGCCGTCGTCAATCTAGCGAACATCACTGATGACCTTGGTCAGTTGGTGGTGAAGCTGAAGAACGCCGACATTCCTCTCATCACACCGGGGTGGATCATGGCACCTCGCACCGAGCAGAAGCTTGCCACGATTCAGAACGCCAATGGCGCGTTCGTGTTCCGTGATGAGATTCTACGCGGGACGTTGTGGGGATGGCCGATTGGCTCAACAACCAACGTGCCTATCACGCTCGATACGACCGGCGCTGGAGCCAACAACGAGTCAGAGGTTTACTTGGTAGACTTCTCACAAGTTCTTATCGGCGAGTCGCAGAGCTTGCTTGTTGATTCCTCGCAAGAGGCGGCGTACCACGACGGGTCGAACGTTCAGGCGGCATTCAGTCTCGATCAGACTGTCGTGCGAGCGATTGCTGAGCATGACCTTGGGATGCGTCACGACAAGGCCGTGTCGATGCTGACCGGCGTCACGTGGGCTCCATAAGAACTGCATGAGGTTTGATCTTTTTCTGAAGAGGATAACAACATGATCACGAGAGATGTAGCACAGATCAGGCCGGTCCATGCGGTTGATGTCACAACGTATGACGCCTCCTGTGGTGGCAATGACGGCACGACCGACAACGAGGTCGCTGGTCGCATTATTGACCGTCTTGGACTTGGTCGGTCTTATGTGTCGGCATTGCTTCATGCGTATGGATGGGGCGACATCGGGACTAGCACGGCAAGCGGCACGAAGTTCATGACAGTCGGCGCTCGTTTGCTGCATAGCAGCACGACGTGTGCTGATGACTTCGATGAGCTATCGACCGGCAGTCGTCCGGCGAATCAGGCGCTGTTCCTTACCGGGAACACTACGTCGACATTGGCGTCTGGCTTCATGGCGACTTCAACGTCGATTGGCACGTTTGGCGTCTACACGGCGACCGCGACCGGCGCGGCGTCAGGCGATGCGTTTGGCTACTACGACATCACCGGAGCGCAACGGTTCATCCGCGCTGCGCTGTTGTGGAACGCCAATGCGTCAAGCTCTGGCGGATCGGTGCTGACGGCTGGCGTCGATATCGGGCTTGGAGAAGTTGACGCAGTGCCGCATCAGACCACAAGTACCGGCGTGGTTTTTGTTACAACGTAGCGTAGGGTAGGAACATGTCGCATGGCACTGGTAGCGTACGAGGTCATCGGTCGGACTCTTCTGATGAGTCATGGCTTGACCGTGAACGTGGGTGAACGCCTTGGCTTAGACCCGAGTCAGCCGGAACATGCGTCGATTATTCAACGAGGGTGGGTGCGTAAGTGCCCGCCCTCGTTGTCTGTAGAGTCACCATCTACAGTTGCTCTAACCACACAACCCAACAAGCAGGTGCGTCGAAGAGGCGCAAGGAGGAAACGTTCGTCATGAGTTCACATCTAACGGCACAAGAAGCAGAGCCAGGGTCAGGCGTACGGTTTGACCATCCGGCAGACGCGAAGCACAAGGTCACGGTCGTGGACCGTGAAGCGGGCAAGGTGAAGAGTTCTCCAAAGCGAACGAAGGTAGCGATCATGGGCTTTGCTACATCAAGCCGTGACCTTGCTCCATTCGATGATCCGGAGTATGAGATTTGGACATTGAATCAGCTATACCGTCACGTTCCAAGATCGACTCGTCACTTCGACATTCATTGCAACTGGGAAGAGGGCAATGTAGACGGTACGGACCATCGTGGATGGATTCGGGATTCGCCTGTCCCGGTGTACATGATGAAGACTCACGATGAGTTCCCTAATGCCGTGCGCTACCCAATTGAGCGTGTCATTAAGGATTCTGGCATTGACTACTTCACCAGCACGATAGCGTTTGAGGTCGGCCTAGCGATGGCCGAAGGCTTCAAGGAGATCGCGTTGTTTGGTGTCGACCTCATTGTTGGCACTGAGTACAGCGTGCAGAAGGCGTGTTTGGAGTTCTGGCTAGGCATGGCGCACGCACGCGGTATCGAGGTGCGAATCCCCGGCGAGTGTGCGTTGCTCAAGCAGTCGTATCGCTACGGGTATGAGAAGGAACCTGACTGGGGTCCGTTGCAACTGTCTGAGGTATCGCGTCGGATCGACTACCTGTCGACCGAGCGAAACAAGAAGATGGCGTTGATCAATGCGCTTGATGGAGCGCTTTCTGAGGACGAGCGTTGGTATGTCAAGAAGATGACAGACATGACGCCTGAAGAACGCATGAAGTCGTTGGTCGAACAGCGTGGTGATGCGATGGCTTCATTGTCGACTATTGACGGTGCGATACAAGAGACTACCTACTGGCGTGACTTGTATACGCTACGCGGTCGCGGTGCGGCTGTGAACTCTATGATCTAAGACATCATGATCTCTGTATGTACCAGCAGCACAGACACGCAACTTGCTAACCTTGGCGACCTCATGGTGATGCTGGGTGCCACTGCGTCTTCGTCAGGTATGGATCTCGCGCTGACGCAAGCGTCTGACTGGGCGAACAGGTACGTCGGATCTGAGCTTCGCCGTCAGGTGTATGAGGAAACGGTAGCGAGTTACGGGTCACAGCGATTGATGCTAAGTCGAACTCCGGTGCTAGCCGTCCAGCGGTTCTTCGACAGCACTAGCACTGGAGAGGCGACAGAGTTCGCGTCAAGTGAGTATCGAGTCTCTGATAGCGAGGCAGGCTTCATCAACCGCGACCAAGGCTTTCGATGGACGGCTCAGGAACGCTGGAACCTTGGTCGCTACGTGATGCCGAACAGCGAGTTGAAACCTTGGCTTCTGGTTTATGAAGCCGGGTATCAGGTCGGAGAGACAAGCAGCACGGATGACAAGTGGGCGACAACGACTACGGCGAATTCACTGCCTCCAACTATCGAGCGTGCTGTGCTGCTGCGTGCTGGTGAGATGTATCAAGGGTCGTCGGGTGTGCGTTCAATGAAGGTGGGTCCGTTATCGGTTACGTATTCAAGTGAGGGACAAGACACGCCAGAGGCGTTGCTTCGTCCGTTCTCACGAGTGCCGACAACCTAATGTTCAACGTCAACACATTCGCACCGTTGATGCGTCAGAGCGTGAGCGTGTCGCCGTTTCAAAGCTACGACGCCTATGGTGATGCTAGCTATGGCTCGGCTGTTGCGTATGAGTGTGCGGTAGTAGGGAAGTCAGAGAAAGTGCTTGGCGCTGACGGGCAGGAGGTCTTGAGTCGTCAGACTGTATATCTCAAGTCGGACGCGCCATTGCGACCGGAGGACAGGATCACGCTATCGACTGGCGACGTTGGGTCGACAGAGAGTTATGCGATCAACCCAACCATCTTGTCGATAGGACGCTTTCCGTTTGGCGGGTCGCAAGGATGCACTGTGGTGTATCTCAAGTGAGGACGCATGAAAACTGTGACACTTCGTCTTTCGTCCGATGCGAACAAGTCATTGCTTGCGCTGGCAAAGAGCTTCGACATGCCCCGCAATGATGCGCTGTCGTGGATCTTAGTGGAGACGGCACCACCGCAAGTGCCGAAGCGTGGCAAGACGACTCGTTCAGAGTCGCTGGCGCTTGAGGTTAGCGATCAGGCACACGTCGTACTGACACGTGTCGTGTCTGCGAATGAGTCATCTGCTAGCGTTGTCGTTGAGGCTTATCTCGGTCGGGAGTATCGCTGATGGCGAAGTACTTCGGCAAAGAAACAAAGCAGGTCAAGACGGTCAATACCGTCTCGCCTGGATTGGCAAAGCTGGTGAAGCAGTTCCCGCAATGGGCAGCACAGGCGTTGAACGAAGAAGCCGAAGAGACGATGGCCGCATCGAAGGAGCTTGTCCCTGTCAAGAGTGGCCGTTTGAAGAGAAGCGGGCGAGCTAGGCACGCCACGCCCAAGCACTTGATGGCATGGCTCACCTATAGCACTGACTATGCGCTTGCGGTGCACGAGATCCCAGCACCACCAGCGAAGTCGTCACCGGGTGGTCGGTCGGCAACGCACGAGTCGCCCACGCAGTGGAAGTATCTGGAGACAGCGGTGAACAGCCGTGCGTCGATGTTCTCCAAGCGCATCGCAAGTGAGATGAAGAGGAAGCTGGCTGCTTCAACAGCAGGAGTGTGACGTGTTACTTGATGACATCTCTGACTTGCTGTCGACGGGTGGCGTGACGACGACCATCTACAAGGGGTTCATGCCAGAGCAACCGAACGATGCGTTTGTGCTGACTGAGACGGCAGGGCAAGGTCCGATCCACGCGATGTCGACGGGACCGGGACAGGCCACGATGGAGGTGGCTGGCCTACAAGTGCGTCGCCGTTCGCAGAGTTACGCTACAGCACGACTAGGAATGCAATCGGTGATGGATTTACTGGATGGCTTGAAGGAGCGCACGGTCAACGCCACGCGATATTCCTACGTGGCTGCACAGCAGACACCGTTCTCTCTTGGTCGTGACGATGCGGAACGCACGATGTTTTCGGTGAACTTTTTGGCGTGGAAAGACCTCTCGACTGGGTGAATTTATGGCAACAGTAATCTATACCGACGCGAAGTTCTTCCTTGGCGGTTACAACCTGAGCGCTGATCACAATCAGATCGGCTTGGACTACTCCTCCGAGATGCTTGATGTAACTACGATGGGAGACTCGACACGCATCCATGCGGGTGGTCTTGATACTGCTACGGTCAATGGAACAGGCTTCTGGAATGGCGGTTCTGGGAACGCTGATGAGGCGTTGTTCGGATTGATTGGTGAACCGAACTACAGACCGGAATACGCTCAAAAGGTGTTGACGTTGTTTCCTGACGGCATCGTCGAAGGCACATCCACGCTGAAGGGTTACGCCATGAAGTCGGTGCTGGCTAACTACAACATCGGCAACACGGTTGGCGACATGCTGACCTTCGACTTGACTGCCGAGAGCGCTGGCACTGACTAAGGGAGAAAGAGAATGGCGATTATCCGATCAGTGCCGTTGAAGGACGCCACGACAACAGCAATGACATCGTGCGGCGTCGGCACCGCGTATGACGTGGGCGGCGTGTATGCTGGCACGAAACTGTATGCCGGATTGCATGTTCTATCTTCGTCTACCGGTGGACTGCTGGTACGCATACAAGGTTCGTCGTCAAGTGGGTTCGGTGGTGGTAAGTTCACGAGTCATGTGGCGTTTGTGCAGAACAGTTGCAAATTCGGTGAATGGGCAACTCCGCTAACAACCGGTACCGTCACATCAACGCATCGGAAGTTCTGGCGGGCAGAGTGGGGCATGACGACAAGCGGCGAGAGCTATAAGTTCCTACCGTGGATGGGTATTCAGTAAAGGGGAGCAAAGACGATGGCGACTTTGGTATATACGAACGCATTCATTCAGATCAACTCAGTAGACATGTCTTCGCACGCCGAGTCCATAGGGCTTAACTATGCCTCGGAAATGCAAGACGAGACGGCAATGGGCGATAGCACGCGAACCCGTAAGGGCGGACTGAAGGACTGGTCTATCGACGTGAACTGGCACCAGAACTTTGCTGCCGGTGCTGTCGATGCGACACTGTTTGCGCTTGTCGGCACGACGGTGTGCGTGGAGATGCGACCGCAGAACATCTGCTCCACGGCAATCAATCCGATCTTCAGTGGTATCGGTGTGATTGAGTCGTACAACCCGATGGGTGGCAGTGTTGGCGCATTGCTTGATGCGCCGACTACTATTCAGTCGGCTGGCAGCTTGTCGAGAGCAACTGCGGCTACGTAGTGAGAGCCACCGGGCGCGTTGGTGAGCTTCGTTTTAGATACCAGACCGCTGCGCGTCTCGGGAAGTGGGTAGTGGAACCGGTGACCGGCACGGCTGGTCGCCGGTTTCGCATATCTGCCACAGTCGTGTTGTCCATAGATCCGTGGGTCACACGTAGCCCTTTGGATCTGTATCTGACGTTTGGAGCGTCGACGTGGGTCTGGCATGGCGTAAGTGCGCCAAGTATAGACACACATGTCACTCTTGAAGTCCCACACCCCCCAACCATCATACAAGGAGAATAAATGTCCAATCCGTGGTCAGTTGAACCGGAGGAGGAGAAGCTAGAACTCGTATGGGAAGACGGCGACATCGTTCGTGAGTTTTGGATCATGGTCAAGAAGCGTCTGACGATTGGCGAGAGTCGTCGAATGCTGAAGTCGATTAGCAAGGTGCATAGCAAACTTAAAGGCCAAGGTCAGGAAGCTGAAGCTCCTGAAGCGCAATTCGATTGGACTGAGTATTCATTTGCTCGTGCTATGACCTACATGATCGACTGGTCACTGTCTGACGACAAAGGCAACAAGATGCAGTTGAATCGAGCGAACCTTGAATCGCTGAATCAGACGGTCTTCGACATCATCGACAAAGCCATAGACACGCACGACACAGACCTCGCAGGTCGTGAGTCAAAAAAAATGCCCGCTGGTGGGGGGACGCGCAAGCCGACATCAGCGTGATGAAACGTATGGGGTGGTCGTGGCCGGAATACTGTGCGCTTCCGGTCACGTACCTTCCACCGTTGATTGAATACATCAAACGGTGTGACGACGAACAACGACGAGCGAACAAGGGACGGGGGTAGCTAATCATGGCTCAAGAGGTAGGACGTATTCAGGCGATTCTTATACTAAAGAATCAAATGAGCGCTCAACTCCAAACAGCCATGAAGGATGCCCAAAAGTCACAAGCCAAATTCGACGCGATGGGGCAATCGGCGATGCGCATGGGCGGTGCGCTGACGGCTGGCATCACCGTGCCATTGGTAGCCATCGCCGCACAGTCGGTCAGAACATTCGCTGCCTTTGAGAAGGAAATGTCTGGTGTCGCAGCCGTGACGGGTGCGATAGGCGCAGACTTTGCGAAGTTGGAAGGGCTCGCTCAGGAGATGGGTGAGACAACCATCTTTACGGCATCGCAATCCGCCGAAGCGATGCGAGCGTTTGGTCTAGCAGGCTTCACTACAAACGAGATCATGGCTGCGCTCGGTCCCACATTGAACCTTGCTGCTGCCGGGTCAATGGACATGGGAACTGCGGCAGATATCGCTGCGAAGGTAACCAAGGGATTCGGTATAGCTGCCGAAGACACGACGCACGCAATGGATGTCTTAACGAAGGCATTCACGACATCGAATACGGACCTCAGCGAACTGGCTGGGGCGTTCAAGATGGTCGGTCCGGTGGCTCGGACGGCTGGCCTCTCGTTTGAAATGACAACAGCAGCACTTCAAACGATGGCCGATGCTGGCATCGTCGGCACGATGTCCGGTCGGCAATTGCGTCGTTCTATCTTGTCGCTTGTAAGTCCAGTGGGACGAGCCGCCAAAACACTAAAAAAGCTAGGCATTGAAACGACGGTCGCCGGTGGTCGGCTACGTCCGTTCGACGACATCCTCGCAGACCTTGAGCCGCACCTTCAGAACACGGCAGCGATGGCGGAAATCTTTGGCACGATAGCGATGCCAGGGATGGTGGCCATCCTAGAAAGAGGAACCGTCGAACTGCGAAGTATGACCTCTGCGTTAGACGACGCAGACGGCACAGGTCAGCGTATTGCTGACACGATGGTTGACAATGTGGCCGGTGCGTTCACGTTGATGACTAGTGCGGTTGAAGGTGTGTGGCTAGCGATAGGCAAGCAACTGGAACCAGCGCTCCGTATGTTGCTGGAGGTTGGCACAAGAATCGCTAAGTTTATTAGCGGCACGCTGATTCCAGGGTTCGACAAGCTCAACCCGACCGTCAAGGCGTTGTCGTTAGCGTTCGCTGCTGTAGCTGCGGCGTTGGGTCCAGCGCTCCTGATGTTCGCTATGATTGCGCCATCGCTTCCAATTATCGGAGCAGTCTTATTGAAGATAGCTGCTGCCTTGTCGTTTGCCGTTGTTGGGTGGGTCGCGCTCGCAGCCGTCATCGGAGTCTGGATGGCCAAGAACGAACGAGCCAGTGGTCTTGTGAAGTCGATAGGGAAGTTCCTACTCGGACTCGCTAGAATTGTGGGAGTCGTACTCGTCACGGCTTTCAACTTCGCAGTTGGCGTCATTATGGGGTTTCTTGACGCCATCGGTGAAACGCTTGACGTTTTGACTGGCGGCTACTTCGGCAAGGCGATAGACCTTCTTGCCAAGGGCTTCAACATCGCTGGCGATGCGATGCTAAACGCAGGGAAGTCGCTTGATGTTGTTGCAGACAAAGCCGAGAAGCTGCGCGGGGCTGTCAAGAATCTTCTCTCTGGCGATGCGTCGATGGCGGCACTTAACAACTCCTGGTGGCAACTGACGAGAACAGGTAGCGGGACCAAGGAGATATTCACAAGCATTGCCGAACGCGCACTGGCGCTGCACGAAGTCACAGGTGAGGAGCTTCCGCAAGGGCTAGAAAAACTCATAGACCGTCTCGGCATGACGAGTGACTTGCTAGACGATGATCTCAATCCAGCGCTTGAAGAGAGCGAAGAGAATTGGCAGAAGATTGCGAAGACGTGGCAAGAAGGCGTCATTCCACAAGCCAAGGACATGATGCTTGCGTTGGCGTCGGTTGGGAGTCTTACCAAACTGACTCGCGCAGAACAAGATGCGCTCAACGATAGCCTGTTCACCGCGATGCAGAAGTATGACGCACTCGGTGAAGCCGTGCCGCAAGGCATCATGGATACGTGGCTTGCCACGTTAGAAACACCAAGCCTTGGTGGATTCATTCAGCTTGGAAATCTTATCGAACCGCCAAAGCTATCCGACCTCGATGGATGGTTTGAAGTCGGCGGTCAAGTGTTTCACAACCTAGAGGATGGCTTTAGTACCTCCTTCAAGCAGTCTGGAAACCTCATCGGAACAGCGCTTGCGCCGCCACCAGCGTTTCCAGAGCATCTGTACACCCTTGGCAAGCGTATGTCGCACAACGTCGGGAAAGGGTTTGCGGATAGCGTTGCGTCGATACCGATGCACCTTATCGATGCGTTCAAGGGCGGCGGTGGTTTCGTTGGCGGTATGAAAGCCATTGGCACGCAGATGGGGTCGCAGCTTGGCGGCGACATCTTCGGCGCGCTTGGTAAGTCGATGGCAACAGGCAAGGATGGAAAAGCGACCACCGGCATCATAGGTTCATTGGCCGGTATGATGGGACCAATAGGCGCAGCCATCGGTTCGCTAGCCGGTCCTATGATCAGCGGCATCGTCAAACTATTCAAAGGCCCATCTACGACAAAGCGCATACAGAACGCCGTAAGCAAACACTGGGGACGAGCTATCAGCGAGGGTCTGTCTGATTCAATAGCGAAGACCGCCGACAAGCTAGGGTCAGACTGGGGCGGGATGATGATGCACCTGTCCGACATTTTCACTGAAGCGGGCGGCGTGATGGCGTTCGGCCTAGATGACGCGATAGCCAAGACGCGGGATCTGTTCAGTGCCGTTCAGATGGGGACGCTCACCGTAGGAGAAGCCTCACAGTCGTTCGGGTCATCGTTTCAGATGATCGCAG